CCAACCCGAAAGCCTTGACCCTTTCCCAAAAGTGTGCAACATATACACGGGGATTTTTTGCACACTCATTAGACATAATAGAGCGATNGGGGGGTAGTGTGTTAAATATTGGGTAGGTCGGCACAGAATACCCACGAAACCTGACTCCTATAAATTTTCACGTAGCTGTCAAATTTCTACCTAACCCCTTTAAATTTTCACGTAGGGGCTTGGAATTTTTACGTAGGGTGTGTATCTTGTGTGTAAATCTGTAACTAATCTGTATACATGAGTAAGAGAAACGTGCAGCCGATTCGCTCGGAAGAGCAACTGTGGCAAGAACTTAGGTTTGTGATTAACTACATTTACACGACGCCGAGTATGACGGCTAAGATGCCTAANATGATATTGGGGACGTGTGGATGAGATTATGGACTATTGGAGAAAAACGTCTAAATGAGGCAGTTTAGCAATCGTCAGAAGGCTGAGATTCTTGATGAGTGCAAGAAAGTGGGAAACGTGTCTAAAGTTGCCCAAAAGTTTGACATCACGAGAGCCACGATATACAACTGGCAGAAGTCTGAGGACAAGATTCGTGAGGCTCTGGGTCAAGATACGGCTTTAAGAGCTATTAAAGACTCCTTTCCGTTAGAGGAAGGGGTGTTAAAAGGTGTCGAAGAGTACGCTGACTTATTGGCTAAGAAGGGCGCGCTGGAGAACCGCAAGCAGATGATGAGTGCTCAGGTGGAGTACATCTTGTGGAAGGTGGTGAAGTTATTGGAGAACCACGAGGATTTGGATAGGGTGCACCCGAAGGACTTGAGTAAGATTATGAGTGACCTTCATGGCATTCGTAAGGAGCTGAGCAATGAGCCTACCATTATTATTGAGTACCGCAATCAGTGGATGGAACAGGTGTTGAGTGTGTTGAATGACTACTTAGATGTGGACCAGATGCGTGAGTTTGCGAAGAAGATGGAAGCTGTGGAGGCAGACTTTGAGGTGTTATGATGGAGCAAGTATATGGTAAGACCCCTAGAAGCCTGATATTTGATGGAAAGCACGCAGAAGCGTTTTCCATGGTGACAAAGGCGGAGCTGCGTGAGGGCGTGCCCTATTTGGATGGCGTGGCTGTACAGGTGATAAACCCTGACAGGGATTGGGTAAAGGTGGAGTTTACGAATGAGAAGGGCAAGGACGGCTGGTGTAGCCGTAGTGCGGCGCCCAAGACGGCATTACTATTCCCTAGAGGCTATGTTGTGGTGGGTACGGTGGAGTTGATGCGATATGCGCAGNCGAAGGTTATGGAGGTGGGTGACATCCACGTGACACGCACCAACAATGTGGCGTTTGAGACGGGTAGGCATAGGATGTTTGGTAAGCCTAGTAAGAAGGATGCCTATACGATTATCCATAAAACGGAACTAGCGGAGTTGGAGTATGCCTTCTACAAAGTCGTCTAAGTGGACGGATGCGTTGGTCAATGTGATTGGGCATGAGCCACCGCCTGATTCTGAGGAGTTGCGCAAGAGCTTCTTGGAGGCGGTCATGTTGGACAAGGATGGCAATGCGATTACCCAAGCCGATATTCATAACGAGATTCAGAACACCATTTATGGGTGGGAGCAGCAGGGCTACCGTAGAGGTGTGATTAAAGCGCCTTACAATACGGGGAAGAGCCAGCAGCTGCCGATTGGCTTGGCGGTGTATTTGGCGACCAGAAAGCCTGAGTTGGAGCAGTTGATTATCAGTAGTGATGCGGCGTTGGCGAAGAAGAGGATTCTGGCGATTCGTGCCTTAGATTGAGTCGCAGGAATATAAGTATTGGTGCGGACAAAACAACTTCTTACCCTTGTCTTATGCTAAAAGGGATACAGGCTCTACTGAGTTCATATTATTCAAAAGTCGNAANCGTACTGGTAACCCATCTTTTGAGGCGCATGGGGTACTCAGAGGCGGTACAGGACAGAGAGCTAGCTATGTCTGGCTCGACGATATCTGCTCTGACAAAGATAGGCAGAGTAAGGCGCATAGGGACGATGTATTTGAGCGTACAAGTAATGTATGGATTAAAAGGGTTCACGACCAAGGGTTCGTATATGGAATCTGCACGCCTTACCATCCTCAGGATGCCAATTCGAGGCTTGCCAAGTCTGGAACCTTTTGTGTCCTTGAGATTGCTGTAAATGATGACAAAACAGGATATAGAGTAAGAGAATGGCTCAAAGACTAGAAGAAAAGGACCACATCGAAGAGTTTATGGCGGAGGTTCAGCACGCCATTGGCGTATTTATACGTGAATTAGGCTGCACAAGCTCTGATAACGATGAAATAGGCAGTTCTGCGAAGAGAATGGCGTAGAAATCACGTATGACAGTGAGTATATGTACATATTGCATAATGGTAGCATTGTCAGACGCTTTCAACAGCCTTTTTCGACGTTATGAGACTCGTTAGAGACCAAGAAATCCCTTTATGGGAGGTCAATCANAGTCGTGANAGGCTGATTGACGAGGAAAAGATGGACTTTACGAGCTACAAGCTCGGCTATGAGATGAAAGAGGAGGTAAATGACCCCTCCAAGATGGCATATAAGTTTTTCAGTGATGAAACGTATCCTTTCGGAAACACTACAGACCTTAGTTATGACCCTTTTGGTCCTACTGTGGCTCTTTGTGCTGATTTCAACCGTAGCCCACATTGTTGGGCTCTAGGTCAGCTCCATGATGACAAGTATGTGGTCTTTGATGAGATTGTTAGTGCTGATGCCTTAACCGTAGAGCAGGCAAAAAAGCTTATTGATAGGCTCCTTCACTGGGGNATACGCCATTTAGAGCTTTTTGGCGACAATACATCCAATCANGGTAATGGCAGNTATGGTCGTAAGGGCAAAAACGACTGGGATATTGTGTGTGAGGTGCTGGAGAAGAACAATATCGCCTATGTCAAGCGNCTCAAGAAGCAAAACCCCAAGAGAAAGGTCAGAGTCGACAAGGTAAACAATGTGATTTACTCTGGTGTGGACGATGAGGGTCGTGAACTGCGCAGACTCCTTATTAGCAAGTCCTGCCAGTGGGTGATTGACGATTACAAGTACTCTGTGGTCAATGAGGATGGNCTAAAGATTGACCAAGGCGANAGGGGGCACATGAGTGACGCTGTNGATTACTGGATATTCAGACAAGAAGGTGGTAGCGGACGCATCGTATTCGCTTTTTAGGTATTGAAAGCGGTATGTATTGACGGTAATTTCTGCGCATGCCAAAGCCTCAAAGACTACCTTCTGGACGCATCAAATACGGAGACAGGACGTTTTCTGGCTACAATAAGCCCCGTAGAAGCGATTTAGACGGTAAAAAGTTCATGGTGTTGGCTAAGAAGGGCGACCAAGTAAAGGTAATACACTTTGGCGACCCTAACATGAGTATAAAGAAGAACCAACCAGCTAGAAAGCGCTCCTATTGCTCTCGAAGNGCAGGAATCAAGGGTGCAAGCGACAAATTTAGTGCAAACTACTGGTCAAGACGCAAGTGGGACTGNTNATGGCGAAGTCCAGAGTTAACGAAGCAGGCAATTACACAAAGCCAGCCCTACGCAGACGGCTTTTTAACAAGATTATGCGTGGGTCAAAGGGCGGTAGAGCAGGACAATGGTCAGCACGTAAGGCTCAGATGCTTGCAAGAGAATATAAGGCNGCTGGTGGGGGCTACACGAACTGATGGCGCTCAANGGACCACAGAAATCGCTGAAAAAGTGGAGTGAACAGGACTGGGGCTATGTCAATCCTAAAGACAAGGACAAACCTAAGTCCAAGCGTGGTCGCTATCTGCCAAAAAGTGTAAGACGTAGCATGACAGCTAGAGAAAAGGCTGAAGAGAATCGCAAGAAGCGTAAAGCAAACCGTGAGGGTCGNCAGTACGCCTCTTACAGCANNAAAACTGCTAGGAGGGTGCGACGTGCCTCTTAAGACAGGAGCATCGCAGCAAACCATCTCAGCAAACATTAGAAAGCTAATGAGTGAGGGCTATTCNCGTGAGCAAGCCATCGCCATTGCACTTAACCAAGCCAGACGAAGAAAATGAGCCTACAATCACGATTATTAGAAGCCTTACTAGGGCTAAAGGGATTTGAAGTTGTCACCAGCGGTAACACTGTAGACCATAACGACCACGAATCAGGGTTTTTTAGAATATACGCCCATTCAGGCAATATGAAGTTTGAAGCAACCTGCTCATGCGGCGACAGCGTTTCTGAGACCAATGTCCACGAGGGTGGAGAGGTTTTTGGTCATTTCACATCCATCACGTGCACTAGCGGCGAACTACTAGCATATAGACTATGATTGACCTACGAGGCAAATTTACCACAGACCAAGACGAACTCAAGAGAGTCCTTGACCAAGAAATACCGCATGCATATTACGATATTGTCGTAAACCGCTCCAAGGTCTTTAATAGCTGGTATCAGTCAGAATACGATGAATTTCTAGTCCCAGACAGAAACATCTTCTCTGACAAGAGCTACATTATCAAGCAATCAAGCATAGAGTCCAATGACGAATACCAAGAGAAGTTGGAGAGAATGCGTCTCTTCCCACTCGAGAGCAAATTCCTATCTGCCCAGCAACGCATCTATGACGAAAATAACGTCAACAGAACGTATGGAGACGAGCACATATCATCGTGGCTTCAACGAGAGATGCACTACGATGACGCAGGCGCTGGCATTACCGAGTTTTACCGTGACAAGGTCCTTTTCGTAAAAGAGGTCTTGGGCTTTGGAGCCATCATTACCGACATTATGATGGACGATAATAACAATGTAATTACAGACTCCTTTGGGCTGCCTATACCCTATTCTTATGTGATTAGACCACATGAGTTGTACAATTTCGACATGAAGCAAGGACAACTCACACTCTTAATCACCAAGCAGNGNTATTGGAACATTGACAAGTCNCAGAAGACCGTATGGCGTGTATTCACACCTGAGAAGATTCAAGTATACGAGCAATATGGCACGATGGGTGCTGGGGCAAAGGAACTGGTCAAAGAGATTGATAATCCTTTTGGCAGAATCCCTGCAACGCTACTTCGTGGTGCTACAGACGCTAATACGAGCTTTGTCGTNGGCAAGCCAAGACGTTACAGCCTTAAAGGTCTGTATTTGGCGGCTAGTGAGTTATTCTATGACCTGCAGAAGGGCTCTGAGCTATTTGCCCACCCCATTCCTGTCTATAGCGAATCCATCGCCAAGGCACTTTCTGGAATCGAAGCCGAAGACAAATACAATGCGCAAGACATTAAAGAATCTGTGGGGATGTGTATCGTCTACCCTGATGACATGGAAGTCCCCAACACCCTCTTCCATCAGGCGAGCATGGAGGGTCTACAACACTTACGCCAAGTAATCTTTGGCGACCTTATGGGCTTAATTTTCTCGTTGGCTAACGTCAGAGACAAGTCTGTAGTCAAGTCCAACGTTAGTGGTGACGCCAAGCGCTTTGACAATGTGGAAGAGCAAGGCTTGATGGCTCAGACTGCGATGGACATGGAGGACATCGAGAATGCACAGATTAAGCTACAGGCTGAGGTCAGAGGTGAGGACCCAGATGAGTATTTCGTCAACTACTCCAAGCATTA